AAATAATGTATTCATTGCATCAATATATCCATTTACTTCAGGATATACAAAATCTTCAGGAACTACTGCATCTGCAATAGATTTAACACGTTGATATGTCATTTGTTGACGTTTTTCATCATCTTCTGAATTGATATAAAATCCTTGATTAATTGGCATACCACCTGATTCATCAGACACTATTACTTTATAATCTGGATAACTATCTGGTTCATCAACTTTTCTTTTTTCAACTGTTACATTAACTCCTACAGCTTTTCCTGCTACTCCGTTATTGAAAACTGCACTTCCTGCTTCTTTTTTATTTAAATCGAACATATTCTTTCTATCTTTTTATTAATTTATTGGCTTATATATTTAAGTTTTTTATTAGAGAAACTTATAAAACTCCATGTTTTAATAAAGTTTTATTATTCTATAAAAATCTTACTCCAGTCAATGGTTAATTTCCCTTTTTCATCTGATTCGATAACTGTAATTTTTTGATCTTTTAAGTGTTCACTTCTACTTCCACAAATAAGTGAATCCGAAGGTTGAAAGTTAACAATTGTTTTATTATCTTCACGATAAACATAACCAATTGCATCAACTTGAGAACAGAGGATTGCTGCAGATTTTCCAATTAAATCCAGACCTCTCTCGGTCATTTCCTTCCCTTCTTTTTCAACAAATTTATCTTTTAAGTGACCTAAAATAATTAATGTTTCAAAACATTCTTCTAATTCTTCTAAAACAATCCATAAAGCTTTACGAGTATATTGATACGTTTTTGTTAACTCATACTTTCATATGAGACCAGACTATATCTTATAATTTTGTACTTAACCAATAAAATCCCTCAAATGGAGTTTTATTATCTAATCTATGTTTTAAACTTTCTTTTTTTAAATTGTTTAATATTTCTGCTTGGTTTTTAGAATTATATTGTTCTATGAATATATAATTTAAATCATATTTATAAACTTTAATACCTCTATTATTTTGAATACTTTTCATTAAATTTAATCTTTGACTTTCTGACATTTTTCTACCTTTTGTAGATGATATAGGTTTTCTATAATCAAAGTTTTCATCATAATCTTCTTCATAACAAAAGTTATAACCTTTTATATAATTTGCTTTATTTTTACAAACTTGTGAAATATTACTAGTAGCTGTATTTAAATAATAACTTGCTTCAGTTATAGAATCAAATTTATGATCTAAACTTCCTGTTAATATATTAAATGCAAATACTTTTTTATTTTGAATATTTCTATTATTTTCAATATGTTTTTTAGTTTTATTTAAATTACTAAAAAATGAAGAATTATCTAACATTAGATTATATCCATTTTCAATACTATCAAAAAGTAAAATATAACTTTTTTCAATATTAAGTAATTCTGTATATTCTATAGTATTAAATAATTCTAAAAATTCTATATCAAATATTTCAACTCCATTTTTATCAAAACTTCTTTGCAAATGTTGATTATTATGAGTTTTGGTATTTAATTCATATAAATGTCTTTGTAATCTAACTTTAACATTTACTGCAGATCCTATATAACATTTGTTATTTAGAATATTTTTAATTTTGTAGATTCCTGATAATTTAGGAAATTGGTCTTTGTCTTGTAAGTTCATATTGGATATTAATTTATCCGACAAAGATACAAAATTATCTGAACTTTTCCAAATAATTTAGCATTTATTTTATAATAAAATATATTATTTTTTATACTAATTTAAATGTACTCCCCTTCCGAGGGATAGTCGTTGAACCTTACTCTGTACGAGTCTTGGCTGCTGATTGTCCAATTCTTTAAATTTTTAACATTCACACTTACCATTTCTAGTTATGTTGTAGTTTTAAAGACTCTAAGGATTTTCCAGCAATTAGTTCAGTACGGGCTATTTATCTACCCGCTCCATTTGGTAATGTAGTAACATCATCACCTTGCCAATTACGACCTTGTGGTGTTTGAATATACAATTTATTAGCTAGTAATAAAACGTGGTCTTCTAATGCTGTTACAGTATCAATTGCTCCATATTTGTAAACAAATTTACCAGCTTCTTTATTTGCAGCTTTAATTTTTGAAATTACTTCTTTCAAAGCTGCAATTGGTGAAATTTCATTTTTTCTTGCAATATCAAGGACATTGATTTTCATTGCATTTACAAATTCTGAACCATCCTCTAAATCTATAAGTAAACAATTATCTAATGCACTAAGCATCTCGGTTTTTCCTACTTTAGGTTTGCTAAATAAAATTAATTTTTTAGGATTTACTCTTGTAGCTTTAATTTTTGAACTTGGTAGTTCTATCATATTTAATTTATTTATTTGTTAATTATTAACAAAGATATAAATCATTTTTAGATATTTTTTATTATTTTTAGATATTTTTATTTTACATCTTCTATTTTACATTGTAAAAATGTTTGCATACTATTTCCAGTATATTTTAATAACATTTCTTTAGTTTTTGGAATTATATTTTTATATACAAAACTATGATCACCATATTCCCAACTAGAATCAGAATTAGTTAAAACATTATTTTTAATACAAGTCATCATAAATTCAAGATAGTCTAAATCTTTTGTTTTAGGTTTACAAATATCTATAAAAAATTGATCATTATTAAAACTTCTATTTCTATACCATAATATTCTAATAAAATTAAGTAATAATAAATTTGAATAATGATTTTTCAATAATTTATATTTAATATAAATTTTATTATCAATTAATATAAATTTACAAGGTGTAATTTTATTTAATAAATATATAATTCTATTACGTACTTTATCTGTAATATCTTCCTCTATATATTTATCGATATAAATACAATCTTTGGTTTTAGAATCTAATTTTATTAATTTTGAATTTTTTAATCCTGCCCAACAAGCATCGTTAGAGTTTTGTATTAGTTTTTTATTTTGTAAATGATATATATAACATTGAAAACCTCTCATAATTTTTAATATTTTTCATTATTTTTTAATATTTTTCATAAATTCATAAACTTCTTTAATTTTAGGATCATTTGGTAAAGGTAATTCGCGAAAATAATTCACTGCGCCATCAAAATATAATGGACAAACTGTACCACCACCACCTTCACGACCACCTAAAATTTCAAGAAATCTAATATTATCTTTAAACTTAGTAATATCATAATTCATATATTCTGGAATTTCATGTCTGAAAGGACTAAATAGTCCGAGTATATAATCAAAATCTCTTTGTGTGGTTTTATTATCAGCTAAACCATCTAAAGAAGGTTTAAGTTTATTATACTTTTTATTTTCAACACTTTCTTGTCCTGCCATTTGTTGCTGAACTACTACACAAATATATTTAAATCTATTTCTAAGTTTAATAAGATGATCTGAACTAAGTTTTCCTATTGATTCATGTAAAGTCATAGGTAAACCTGTTTCATAGTTTTTAGCAGAACTTATTAAAGAACAGTGATCAATAATCACCATTACATACTCTTCAGGATCATTAGCTTCATAATAATCTTCAACTTCAATAAATATTTCTGGTTTAGTTTCAATTTTTCGTTTATGAATTATACCATTAGCTAAAGCATAATCTCTTACTGTAATATAAATTCCATATCCTGTGCGAATATCATCAATAAATTCAACAATCTCTTCTATTTTTTTAAAATAAGGCTCATATTTACTTATAATATCTAATATTTCTTGAGATAAAATATTATCAGTTTTAGTAGATCTTAAATTTTTAGGAGATATACGAATACCTTCTTTAACATAAAGAATATTTGAAAATGCAGATAACATTTTTTGTTCAGCGGTCATTTCAAGAGTAAAGTAGAAAATTTTTAATCTTATATCCAAACCTTTATCTATAACTTGTTGTATCGTATTATAAAGGAATATCCAATCAGTTATTTGTGATTTACCAACTTTTGAATTTGCGGTAATCAAATAATTTTTACCTTGTTCAATACCAGGTAATTCATTTTCAAATCTAGGAAACCCTAAAGGAATGCAATTTATTTTTCCAGATAATACTCTATTTCGTTTTTCTACAATGTTTTCATATACTCTAGAAAATAGAGATTTTTTTTCTTCACTCATTAATTTATTAGTATTTTTTACTAATAATCTTTAAGTTTTTAACATTTTTATAATTTTTAATAATTTTTTAAGATTATTAATTATTTATTTTAACATCTTCTTTTGTTAGTCCCATTAAAGTTACAATATCATCAAATGAATAATCGCCTATACCGTATTCATCTGTTTT